TAAGACAGTCAGGAGAAAACTTTTATAATAATACTTTACCAGAATTTCAAAAAAGAGAAAAGATTAGAGAGAATACATATAATAAGGTTGCAACTAAGTATAATCAAGATGTAGCTGAGTATATGGATCAAAATGGTTTTATTGCAGGTAATACAAATGATTTTGCAAATATTGTAGAAATGCTTGGTGCTAATAATAGATTTAAAGAAACAGAATTAAAAGCATATCTTGAAGCTGTAGAAGGTGGAACATATGCATCTAGAAAAGAAAAAAGATTTGGTTCAATAGCTGATCAAGAAAAATTTGTAATGGGTAACCTAACTAAAAATGGTTTTGGAACTAATACTCTTATGAGTCAGTTAGGTAGAGATACTACTGAAGAACAACCCACAGAAACTATGGCACCTACAGGAACACAAGCTGTAGCACCAGTGCCACCAGAAGAAGATACTACTACAACTAAACTTCCTAGCTTTGCAGAAATATTTGGGACAACTAGTGAAGATAGAGTATTTAAAAATTTAAGTAGAGAAGACCAAATGCCTATAAGAAATAGAGCATTGTCAGAATTTACTGCTCTAACTAAAGATCCAATGACTGGTGTTTTTGATGTTGCACCAGCTATAAAAGATGCATATAATAAATTACCAGATGCACAAAAAAAATCTATAACTTTAAGTGAATTTGCATTTGATAATTATTTTAAGAATAAATTTTTACCAGATAATAATTATACATTTGAAAAAACATTACCTGCAGATATTGTAGAAGCTAAACAATTAATAAATCAGTTTAGATCTGAAGGTGATGATGAAAAAGTTAAGATCGTTAAGCAAAGATTAATTGATGCTGGTTACGATATTCGTGACTATAATTTATAGTATATAATACATGGCTGGATTATTTGATGATATAAAGGCTAAGGCCCCAAAACTACCTGATAATATTCAGGTTAATACAGGTCTATTTAGAGATCTGATGCCTAATGAAAAAAATCAAACATTTAAATTAACTACTGAGGGTAATCCTGGTGAGAGTATAGATTTTTCTGATATAGAAAAACCAGGACTATTTGATGATTTAAAACCAGAAACACAAGAAGAGGATATTGATGGTGATAAAGATCTTTGGCAAAAGGTTAAGTTTGCAGCAGGTATAGGATTTACAGATACATATAGAGGTGTAAAACAATTAGCTGGATTTGATCTTGAGAAAATGAAAGAAGATCAAAAAAAATTATATGAATACATGCAAGATCCAGATGGTAGCACTAACTATATGGTTGCTGCTGCATATTTTGGTAGTGCATTATTAGATCCTGCAGGTTGGTTGATACCTGTAACAAAAGCAAAAACTTTATATCAAGCAGCTAAGTATGGTTTTGTAAGTTCAGGTATAGTAGGTGGATTAGGGTATGTAGATGAAGAATCTATATTAGATACTAGAGCAAAGCAAGCTGCAGCTAGTGCAATTGGTGGAACTATTGTATCACCTATTATTGCAGGTGTAGGTAAAAAAATAAAAGGTGAAAAAGTATTTACTAGAGAGTCACTAGGTATACCAGGATTTGAACCAACTGTAAAAGCACAAGCAGACGCACAGCTTCAAAGAATTAAATTGACTAATGAAGCAGGAAAAAAAGATAGAGATGCATTTGTAAGTAAAAAAATTAAAGAGGTAGTTACAAAAGATCTTGAAGATATGCCTCAAAGTAAAACAAAATTACTTAGAGGCCCAAGATTATTTGTTCAAGAATATATGGTAAAGCCTTATCAGAATAAATTTGGTAAACCTTTACTAAATTATGTAACTAATGGTGAGTATGGTGCTGAAGCAGGTGGAGCATTAACAGGTGCAGCATCTGGTTTTGCTCTTTCAGATGAAGAAGCACCCTTAACTACTAAATTTGGTGTTGCATTTACAGGTGCATTAACAGGTGCGTTAGGGTTAGGTGGAATAAAAAGAATTAAAGTTAAAAGAACTTTTGGAAAAGGTGATGAAGCTATAGAAGTTACTGAGAGTGTTGGTGATATATTAGGTAGAAATCTTATTGATAACTATCAAATGCCAAAAGATTTTAAAAAGTTAAAAGCTGAAGCACAAGGATTCTCTAATCATATAGGAATGAGATTTTCATTCTTAGCACAGAAAATTAAATTACAATTATCACCAGATGAACAAAAAATATTATTTAATATATTAGAAGGTGATGTTAAACATAGTGTTAAAACAAAAAGTCTAACTAATTTAAGTAAAGAGTCTAGAGATTTAATTACAGAAATAGCACAAGAATATGTAGATATGGGCCTAATATCTCCTGCTACATTTAAAAGAAATAAAGATATATACTTAAAAAGATCTTATAGGGGTAAATTAGAAGATAGACCATTTGGAGAAGAATTAAAAACTAGAGGTGCTACTTTAACTGTAACTAAAGATGAATATAATAAAATATATAAAAAACAAAAAGCATACACAACAACTACTCAAGAGTTAGACAAAAAAGGAATATTTAAACAAGCTGAAGGTAAAAGAAAACTAATTAAAAATCATAGAGGTTGGGAGTTATTAGGTACTTCACAAAAAGAATTTAAAAAATTAAAAGCTAATGATGAAGTACAAATTAGATGGGATTTTACTAAAGAACAAAGAGTAGGGCTAGGTGAAATAGAAGATGCGGCATTTGCAATTGCTGAGACAGGTAGAGGTTTTGCATCAACAATAAGTCAGTATAGATTCTATCAAAATTTAGCTAAACAAGATTATGTATATGATGGTATAAGAAATATACCAGTTACTGAAAGAATTAAATATAGAAAAATGCCAACTACTGTTATAAGTAAAACAGATGGCAAACAAAGATATGGTGCATTATCTGGTAAATATGTACCAGAAGAAATATATAAAAATTTAGTTGCTGCTAATAAATATACAACAGCCCCAGGTAGTTCTTTTACAAAAAATTATAGAAAATTAAATTCTTATTGGAAAGTGTCTAAGACTGCATGGAACCCAACTGTTCATGTAAATAATGTGATGAGTAATTTTATATTACATGATTTAGTTGATGCAGATTTTAAATATTTAAAACCAGCATGGACTGCTTTAACTACTCATGGTAAAACTATAACTAAAGGCGGTAAAAGCACAATACAAAAATCTAAGCTAGTAGAAGCTGCTACAAAGTATGGTGTATTTGATGCTGACTTTGTAACACAAGAATTAAAAAATATTAAAGTAGATTCTAAGTTTCCATATGCATTTAATGATAAATTAGATCCAGTTAATCATTCAATTAATGCTTCAAGAAGTATTTTTGATGATGTAAAAAGTAAAAATATATTAACTAGTCTTACGGATTTTTATAGATTTGAAGATGCTGTATTTAGACTTTCAGTGTTTCAAGACAGAATAGCTAAAGGGATTGATTATGCTGATGCTGCATTAGATGCAAGAAGAGCATTTATTGATTACAATATTGATGCACCTGCTATAAATTGGATGAGAAATAATGTTACTCCTTTCTTAGCATATACATATAGAATTATACCTATACTTGCAGAAACATTTGTTGTTAGACCTTGGAAGTATGTAAAATGGGGAGCACTAGGTTATGGCTTAAATAAAATGGGAGATCTTGTTAGTGGAGGCGATGAAGAAGCAGAAAGAGGATTAATGCCTGAAAGAAAACAAGGTAGTTTTTTTGGTATGCCATTTTTACCATATAGAAATATAAAACTTCCTGTGCCTAAATTAGGTGATGAACAGCAATCCTATTATATGGACTTTACTAGATTTGTTCCAGGTGGAGACATATTTGATTTAGGTAATCCTGGTATACCTGGTTTGCCTGCACCATTCCAACCATCATTTGGTGTAGGTGGTGAAATATTATTTCCTATGTTAGGCTATGATTTATTTAGAGGTGAAAAAATAAAAGGTCAAACTGGTATGTTTAAAGAAGACTTACCAATAAGATTAAATGCAGTTAAAGATAAATTAGTTCCTAATATACCTTTCTTACCAGGTTCATATTCAAGTCAGAAATTAGAAAAAACTAGAAAAGGTTTAGACTCACCATTTGTACCAGACCAAAGTGAATTGACTGCATTAATGCAAACACTTGGTTTTAAAATAGAAAGAGCAGAGTTAGATAAACTTAAAACAGGTAAAGTATATGAATTAAAGAGAAAGTTAAAAGGTTTTGAAGAACAAATAAATTTATATAGAAATGATTTTAGAAAAGGATTAATTAACAGGGAAACAGCTAAAACTAAAATAGATAAAGTTGCTAAAAAAATGAGAGAACTTGCAGAAAAATATGGTGTATACTTTGAAAAAGCTACATACTCACAACCTAAAGAACCTTTTGAAAATGTTAAAGGTTTATTTGAGAGACAAAATTAATCATGGCTAAGAAACCTAAAACAACCAGCGAACATTTAATATCAATGTATGGTTATATCACAGGTTTAAAAAGAGAAATATATATTATAAAAAATAATCATCTTAAGCATTTACATCAAGATGTGGATAAGTTACATGGGAAGGTAGATAAACTACTATATGTAATATTGGGTGGGTTAGGGGCAATCATAGCAACACTAGTAGGATTATTAAAATGATAGAGAGAGATAGCACAGATACAATAGTAATACACTGTTCTGCTACACCAAGTAATATGGATATAGGTGTAGACAAAATAAGAAAATGGCACGTTGACGATAACGGATGGGATGACATAGGTTATCACTACGTTATTCGTAGAGACGGAACGTTAGAGATAGGTAGAGATGAAGCTATGGTAGGCTCGCATGCTAGAGCAGTTAATGGCACATCTATAGGCGTATGTTTAATTGGTGGATCAGATAGTAATGGTAAATGGGAAGAGAACTTTGCACCTATACAATTTGAAACATTGAAAAGTATCATATTAAAATTAAAAGATAAATATGATATAGAAAAAATAATAGGTCACTATCAAATTGATGACAGAAAAAAGTGTCCATCATTTGATGTACCAAAATGGTTGGAGAAAAATGATGTGGTTTAGTGCACTTAAATTAGGATTAAATGCGGCAACGCATATTTATAAAAAGAAACAAGAAACAAAGATGGCTATGGCAGATGCACAGCATATGCATGCTTCTAAGATGGCCCGTGGGGAGAGTGAGTACCAGGGAAAATTGCTAGAGGCTCGGCAATCGGACTGGAAAGACGAATTCGTTTTGGTCGTGCTCACGCTGCCAATTTTGGTGATTGCTTGGGGGGTGTGGTCAGATGATCCGCAGGCTATGGAGAAGATAAAAGTTTTCTTTGAGCAATTCCAGCAGCTCCCATCATGGTTCACAAATCTTTGGATTCTTGTTGTCGCCTCAATATATGGCATAAAAGGTACACAGATTTTTCGTAACGGAAAAAAGTAAATGTCAGAAAACAGTCTCGAACTGATAAACGAATATAAAGACCAGATTCGTATACTTCGTCAAGAAGTAGCCGAGTTACAGGATGCTGGTAAAAGCAAAGACGCAGCTAATAAAAGATGTTTACAAAAACTAGAACATGTAACACAAGATTTAGAAGCAGCAACTAATAAAATAAAAAAACTGGAGGAAGACCATGATCAAAAAAATAAAACAGATGATTAAAAAAGTCTGGAACAAATACATTGAATGGCTTTTTAAAGACACAAGTAAATAATGGAAAATATTTGTAATAAATGTCACCACCCATGTCACTGCGGAGAAGATAATGATCTTCATGCAGATGAGTATGGTGTATGTACTTGTGAAGGTTGCGAATGCACAACAAATAATAAAGAAGAAGATACTTAAACCTTATGAAAACCCTTATACTTACACTACTAATTACTATATACTCAGCATTTGCTTTTGCAGATACTACACAAAATAATACATCGGGATCAAACACATCTATCACTGGTGGATATACTAGTTCAGCTACAAATACATACCAAAGCGGTAGTTCTAATAATACTACAACTACAAATAATTCTACTTCAAATATAAAATCTGCACCACCAACAGCAGCTGCACCCAATGTTACTAACTCGGGTTCAGATGTTTGTCTTGCAGGTGCATCAGCAGGTATTCAAACTTTTGGTGTAGGTGTATCAGCAGGTAAATCATTTAGAGATAAGAACTGTGAAAGAATTAAATTATCTAGAGAAATGAATAGTCTAGGTATGAAAGTTGCAGCAGTTGCAATACTTTGCCAAGATGAAAGAGTCTTCTTTGCTATGGAACAAGCAGGAACACCATGTCCATTTGAAGGTAAGATTGGTAAAGAAGCTAAAGCAGCTTGGAAAAAATATGATAAGTTAAGACCAGACTATGAAACATATGTACAGAATTTAAAAATTATAGAAAAGAAAAATAAAGAAGAAGAAAAAGAAATTACAAAAGAAATGGTAACTATGGATATCCATAAAGAGTCAGAAGATAAGAAGACTAAACAAAAAATAGAATGGAATAATCCTAAATGATTTGGTTAATAGGGATAATAATAGGAGTTGGTTATGCAATATATAGCATTAATAAGTTTGCTGATTACATTAATCCTTACAACTTCCATAAAAAGTGAAGAAGTTACTACAAATAATTTACTCAATCAAAACTTTGATTCAGGATCCTGGTCTGGTACCGCTGATGGTCGCCACGGGTCTGATGTTATTGCTGCTCATAATAATGAATATATCATATCAGACGATATAAGTTTAAGAAATGATGCAGGACTAACAGAAGATCAAATAAAGTATGGATTTAGTGGAGATCATGAGTTTCAATATTGGCATTGGAATGATTATGAATCTACTGTCCAATCAACTATAACAATAACAGGGCAAAGCGGTGAAACAACGACACAAATACGAACTTACAACTCTACTGGCTGTGGCTATTTTAACTGCGGTTCTTTCGACACTGGGTCTGACAGCTTTATTATATCTAGAAATACTGAAACCGACTATAGTATCTCTGTACAGTATGATTTCTCAGATACTTCAAATGCTACAGGTCATTATGGTGTCGATCTCAAAGAACCAAGCCTCACTATCACTTACGAATCTGAACCTATTTTCATAGAAGACTCTGTTGAACAGGAGATTATAGATTTGTTTGATGACTTCAAACCTGAAGACGATATTAAATTTGAAGATACAAAGTTTGAAGATAACTTTGTAGCATTACCTGAGCCTAACTTTGCAATAGAAGAAGAGTTTGGTATGGAAGAACCAGAGTTTAAAGAAGAGCCATCATTTGAAGAGCCTATGGTTATGGAAATGCCAGAAGAACAAAAGCAAGAAGAACCTGAAATGGAAATTATGACGCAGCTATTTGTTGAGGAAAATGAGGATAAAGAAGATATTGACAATTCTACGGATGAGGGTATAATAGAAGTAGTAGAGGAAGAATCTAAAGAAGAAGAAAAAACAACTTCTGAAATGATGCAAGAAGGTTTTGAAGATGAACAAACAGAAAATGAACAAGCAGAATCCGATAGCGAAACTACTCAAACTACCGATGCTACGAAAGAGAGTAATACTAAGCAAGAAAAAATTCAATCGAGAAAAACTAAAACAGCAAATGCTAAGCCACAGTCAGAGTCTTTAAAGTTACAAGAAGTTATGGATAAGATAGACGAAAAAGTAAAAGACATTGGTAAAAACTTAGAATTTAAAAACTTAATAAAGATTAAAGCTATGTCGAATAACGATATTATATTAGATACTTATAATGTACCTTTTTATAAACCAAAAGATATTTACCTAGACCAGGTAAATATTGCAGATAATAGAGATATATATTCTAATATAAATTTAAATGGGTATGTAGCCAATGACCCTATAGCTACTAAGGTAAATAAAATAAATGAATTACAAAATGAAAGGCAGCAATTGTTAATACAATTAGAGGTACTTAAAAATGAACTTTAAATTTGATTTATTAAAAGTAATAAAACAAAAAAAATATAAAGACTCAGCACTAGCACAGCTAAGGCAGAGAAGTAAGACTTCTATAGCCAGACCAAAGGCAACAAAAAATATAACTTCAAAAGATCCAAGGATGCAGGGGATATAATATGGATAAAATAAAAAATCAATTAGCAGGTGTAGCAGCTTTATTAGGTGTCATTGCCGCAATCGGTGGTGGCTTTGTAAAGTATGGTGAAATTACAACTAAGTTAGATGCATTAGAAGGTGCAGGTGGTACAGATTGGTCTGCACAGATAGCTGTATTAGAAGAAAAAGTTAGTGCATTAGAAAATAAAGATACATCACATAGTCATGAGGTAACAGAACATACACATGATAATGAACATAGTCATACAAAAATTTTAGTAAACGAAAAAACAATTCAGATATTACAAAATCAAATAGAAGAATTAAAAGTTAAATCTTCTAACCCGCTAGCAAATTAGTGTACCTTAATGCTAACATACCTATCATAGAGTGCTATGTTAGAGGTAATTATTTAAGAGATCAAAAAGATTCCTTTGATAAATACTTTGGGTGTGCTATATTTGGTTTTAGTTCTATACCAAATCAAGTACCACTATTTCATTTTATGATGGAAGATGGTGGGCTATGGTGGAGAGCACCTATATCTGCATTCTGTAAAGAACCTAATATAAAAGAGTTGCCACTTAATGAGCTAGTTATGTGGGATAGTTTTAGTTATAATGTAAGTGTTACTACGTTTTATGAATTATCAGGTAATAAAATGCAGTATATATCTAGACGTAAAGTAAAAAGAGTAGGCACCTATTTATTTACTATAGATTGGGGGCCAGGAGATTATAACGAATTAAATTTTGGTTATGCAGAAAAACCAGACCAACACAAATGTGGCCATGTATTAGAATTAGATGATGGTAATTATGCAATACAACCTAACAATAGATTAAGAGTATTTGATGCATCTATGGGTACAGATTTAGATAAGAAACCTCTTATCAATAGATTAGTTAATACTAGAAGATGGTCAGTTGAGACTAGTTCTAAATGGATAACTGATGAGCATGAGGAAGGCAGCTACGATTATCATTTTAAGGAGTTAAAAGATGAGTAATAAAAGTACAGTAAATAAAGCAGGTAATTATACTAAACCTGGATTAAGAAAAACTATATTTAATAGAATAAAATCACAGGCATCACATGGTACAGGTGCAGGCCAATGGTCTGCTAGAAAAGCACAAGCACTAGCTAAAGCATATAAAAAAGCAGGCGGTGGATATAAATCATAATGCCATTTCTAAGTAAAAGTAAATTTTTAACTGAAAGTAAAACTATTACAAGTACATCTTCAGATGCAAGTGCAGATTTAATTTATACTTGTCCTAATAATTATAGTGCTATTGTTAAATTTTTACATTTAAGTAGTGGTGTAGCCAATAATAAAAAAGCATATATACAATTCTATCATGCTGATGATAGTACATATCATCATATTGTAAATGGACTTGCTATGGGTGCACATACAGCTACAGACTTAGTTAGTGGGAGCCAGTTGTATTTACATCAAGGTGACAAACTATTAGGTTATATAGAAACAACAATGAATTTGGATGTAACTGTTTCTTTAGAGGAATACTACGATCCATTAAGAGGATAAAGGAGAATATATAATGGTAGCAATAAAAGGAAAACAATACAAGTTAGACTTTAACAAAAATAAAAAGCTAGACAAACAGGACTTTAAAATATTAGCAAAAATAAAAAAGAAAAATAAAAATGGCATTAACAAAAAGTCAAAGATCACTTAAGGCTTGGGGCAAACAGAAATGGACAACCAAGTCTGGTAAAAAATCATCTGTAACAGGTGAAAGATACTTACCAGAGAAAGCAATAAAATCATTATCTTCTTCTGAATATGCAGCTACAACTGCTGCAAAAAAAGCGGGTAAAGCTAAAGGTAAACAATTTGTTAAACAACCTAAAAATATTGCAAAGAAAGTAAAACAGTATAGGAGTTTTGCATAATGGCAGGAGCAGTTAAAACAAAAGCATGGACTAGAAAAGAAGGTCAGAACCCTAAGGGTGGCCTTAATCAAAAAGGTCGTGATTCTTATAACCGTGAGACTGGTGGTAATTTAAAAGCACCAAGTAAAAAGGTAGGCAATAAAAGGCGTGCCTCTTTTTGTGCTCGTATGCGTGGAATGAAAAAGAAACTTACTTCTAAGAAAACTGCTAATGATCCTAACTCTAGAATCAATAAAGCATTGAGAGCTTGGAATTGTTAAATGGTAGCACAAGTAGCTTTACTAGCAGCACCTATAGTTACAGCAATAGGTAGATTTGCTGCACCATACTTATCTAAAGAGTTAGGTAAGTTAGGTATAAATAAATTTGTTTCAACTTATGGTAAAGAGGCTTTTACTAGCCTAAACGAAACATTAGCTGCGGATACCCCTATGCTTAAAGCAGATAGTGTGCCAATGGTTAATGAAAATTACAAAGCGGGAGCAACTGCTTTTGCTGGTGATCTTACAGTGCCTGGAGTTATAGCACCAGATGCAACTGAGATAGATAAAGAATCTAAGAAGATTAGAGAAATGACTAAACCTGTAGGTTTTCCTGCAGACCCACCTATAAAACCTGATATAAAAACAGGTGACAATACCCCACCTAAATTAGATACAGTAGAGCAATTTCCTAAAGAAGAAAAATTACCTGATACTTTATCTACTCCAATGCCAGATCCAGAAGGGCCACAAATATATTATAACAGGGATGCTGAACTACAAGAAGGATTAGCAGAATATGAAGAAATATATAGCGAAGAAAGATTTGCTAAAGCTAATAAAGAATATCCTAAATATGATCCTGCGAACACAAAAAAAATAGTAGAGGCTGATAAACATTTTGGTGCTGTATCTTTAGGTAGACAATACGGCAATGATATGGATAATGTACAGCTAATATATATTAGTCCAGATGAGTATTTAAATTTAGCTACAGAAATGGATCCAGAAAGTGATTGGTCTAAAGCAAAGATAGAATATTTAGAAAATAAAATAAGACAAGGTAAAGAGATAGGTGACATACCAATTTTATTTGTAGGTAGAAAAGGTGAAGATTATACTGTAAGAGGGCACGAAGGAAGACACAGAGCACAGGCATTTAAAAATGCTGGATATGATAAAATACCAGTGCGTATAGAAGGTTTTGGAAAAGATAAAGAAAATAATGTTGAAAATAAATTGTATACAGCTACAAAAAGAAGTTATCTATATAAGGAACAATGGGCACAAGATTATATTGGATTTATACCTAAAAGGATTGTAACAGAAAGATTAAAAGAAGGAACAGTATTATCTGGAGAAGAGGCATTTTCTATAAATTTAAGTCCTGGTGATTTTTACGATGTATTAACAAAAAATAAATTGTTTGAAAAAGAAAATATTAATAAGCAAACAGAAGATTTAATAAGAGGTATAGGTGACAACAATCCACCTAGTTCTATTGAAGAAGAGACTACTGTAAATACTGCACAAGATAATTTTATAACAAAAGATAATAAATCTGTTACAAATAACTTAACAACTCAAAATTTTTTAGACGATAAGTTAATGGATGATCTACTTGTAATAAGAGGTGGTATAGAAGGGTATAAAAAAAATATGGCTAGTGATTTTCCTAAAATGCCAGATTCTACAAAAGCTAAAATGGAAATAGAATTACAAAAAAAATTATTTGATAAGTATAAATTAAATGATTACCCAGAGGGTGAGACACCAGATACAGTAACAGAAGAAAGAAAAGAATATTTAATAAATACATATCATAAAAGAGTAGCAGCAATTGAATATATAACTTCTGTTGCTTATGATGTAATAGGTACAAAAGATAAAGATTCTATACTTGTAGTAGATGAAGATGGTCTACCTTTATCTGCTGCAAAAATAGCTGTACCTGGAAGTACAAAAGTAAATGTAAGTGATGTGTATCATAAAGATGCGTTAGTAATTGTAGAAATGGGTAGTATATTTAGAAATGCAGGTGATCAATTAGTTAATGATATTATTCAAAAAGCTAAAGATGAGAACAGAAGATTTGTAGTTGCAGAAGATTTAACTAGTGAAGGTGCATTACAAGCTATGAAAGATAGAGGTTTTAGGACAACTACTACAAAAGATACAAAAAAATTTAAAGGTAAAAAAATTAGAAGACCTAATGGTAGATCGGCAGTACAAAAAAATTTAGTATTAGACTTAGGCAAAGAAATTATTAAAGAACAAACAGATAATCTATTAAAGAAAAAATAAAAAAGGGGAGCCATAAAGACTCCCCCGTAGCAAGGCAACACGACTAATTTGGAACCTAAGTTATCTTGGGTTCCTTTTTTTTTGGGCCTTACGATAAAGTGACGGATCACCCCATCGCTTAGTCCAAAACCAGTTACTTAATTTACTAGCATAACTTTCTAACTTATCCATGATACAGTTATGCCAGAAGTAATATCTAAATTTTTTGTATAATCTGTTTAACATCTTCTTGTAGTTTTTTACAAACAGAGTTTGCATGATTAATTATTGAGGCACAAAGACTTGCATGAAATGGATGAGTCTTTAACGCTTCTCTAATCTTAGTAACAGGCTTCCCACCATAGTCTATGACTACCATATTGTTTTTATTTAAACCAATTTTAAGTTCAAATAAGATTCCTGTATGTTTTAGTATCTCATCTTCTTTATTTTCTGTCATTGCTTTCTCCTTGTTTCACAAACTCTGCACTAATTCTAGGATCTAACGGACTTAACGAAGATAGTTTGCTCATGATATTTACTACTTCTCCATATGGTCTAGTCATTAAATATCTCATAATATCCATTAGTTGTTCTGATGTTATTAGATATGTTTTCCCATTAACTTCTTGTTGTTTTTTTTCTTTACTCATTGTTCCCCTCTTATTTATCAGTAAAATATTTATTAAGGGTTTGTATACTTTCTTCTGCTGAAGAAATTTTATTTATTAGTTTATCCAACTCATCAATGAACTGTGGATGCTCACCAATACCAACAGCTGAATTAAGATAAACAAGTGCACTAGCATACGCATCTGCTATTTGTGCCTCGTATTTTTTTCTTAATGCATCTAACATCAGTAACTTTGTATCCATTAGTATCCTCTATATTCATAGTAAGTTTTTTCTATATATTCTTCATCTAGTAAGTAAGGATTACTACCATTTTTAAAATCATGTAGTTCTCTTAACTCATTAATAGTTTGAGATAATGTTTTGTTTCTCTGTAAACATCCACAAACTAAATCTACTACTTCTATAAACGCCTGCTTAACTTGTCCCATCACTGATCTCCTTTATTAATTTATCTAAATACCAACTTGCTTTTTTTAAGTCCTGCAAAGGATTACCTTTAAATTTAAACCTACCAACATACTTAATAATATTACCTTTAAGATATCCACTAAACTCATCAGCAGTCATATAATCTTTTATGACTTCAATAGTTTCTCTATTACCTTGCTTGTAATGGTTAGGGTGATTTACAGGATCATCATGTTCGATAATATAATTATCTTCTGACTCAAGAATATATTTATTTCCATTATAAATAATTTCTTTTTTAACGTCTGCCATATTCTCTCCTAATAGTTTTAATATCAGTAGTCTCTATATTATAATTACCATCTTTAACTTCTCTTTTAATTACTAATCCACTCCACCATAGATGTTGAGTGTCTCTAGCAAAATGTTCTGGATGACTTAAATAACATCCTGCAGATAGCCCATGAATCTTTTTACCATTAGGTAAAGTAGATATAGCATAATCTAATAAGTGACTATGGCCTACTGTAGCAGAAACTTTGTGTTTTGTCAAGAGAGTTCTACCAATATTTTCACCAGATATAGCTGACCCCATAATACCAGATGGGAAGTGATGTGCATAATAAATACCATCAACAACTTTAAACTGTTTATAAGGTATCTCTTGCCAACCATATTTCTTAAATTGTAAATCAGATATTTTCATAGTACCATCTAACTCTGGATTTTCTTCTACAAATCTATCTATTCTATCCTCATGATTACCATGTAACATTATCTTTTTAGGTTTATGTTTTCCCAAACCTTTGTTAAACAAATGCAATGCTTCATGCGAATGCTCCATATCTTTCTGGTATCTTCTACCTTCAAAAGATTTCTTTCCTCTGTCATATGTAGACAAAGAATCCATACTACAAAAGTCACCCATGCATATTACATGTGTCGCTTTTATATCTGCGGCTAGTCTACCTGCCCACAGAAATCTATCATTGCTTGCTTTGGGTGTGCAATGTGGATCACCCATTACTAAATGTGTTGCCATTAGTTTAACTCCTTTTCACGTTTGGCTTTTAACCATTCTATAAAATCAATAACATTATCTTCTTCGTCAAACTCTGCTACTGCATTCATGCTTAGGTTAGGTTTTTCAGGGTTTTTTTTATCTGCAGCAAATCCCTTTAATCCATAAACAAAAACAGATTGTGGATCTTGGGTTGCCATTTTTATCATGCCTCTAGCTATAGTAGAACATAATTCGTATTGCTCAGTTGTCATTTGAGATTTACTATCCATAGTAATGCCACATGTAAATCCTTTCTCCCATGGGGAGATAAGAACTTTTATGCAGTTCTTAAACGTATCTTGTTTCTTAGTCATACCAATACCTTTTTACGTTATCGTCATTATAGTCTAATACTTTATGCTCGAATCCCCTCTTCATACTTTTCTTACCAAAGTACTCTGCTTTTTTCTCATCATCAAACACTGTATTATTAAACAACCTGTACTCATTATCTTTTTTATTCTTAAACACTACAAAATATAAATGCATACTAACACAAAGAGTAAGTAGAGAATAGACCCCTAAAACTACTCTCCATTACTCTCTGCGTCATCCTTTTTGGGATTGGTCACAGAAGTGTACCATACCCATTTAGGATTCTTTCCCTTGGATTGCTGTTGTGGTAAGTGTTGCAATCCATCTCCCCAACATGGCACTTTGTATGGACAAAATGAACATACAGTGCCTAGCGTTCTGTTGCCTGTTGGTTTACCTCTGAAAGTTTCGGCTATGTCATCGAAACATTTCTGGAATTCTGTTTTATTTTTTAATGCAGTATAATTATCTGTTGCAACTTTAATGTATTTATTCTTATAATCATCTTGGAACTCTGGTGCTTCACATACAGTCCACTCACCTGTAGACTTATTGACAGCTATCCAACCACCGAAAGGCTTTCTCATACCTTCTGCGTAAAGAAAACCTTGCGATGCATAACCAAAGGAATCATTATTAACTACTTCATTAAAGCCTCCCTTCTCACCAAATTTATGTTCAAAGGAATACGGTGACGCACTCTTAATATCCCAAATTTTGTTATCAATCTCAACATCCAATCTTCCAGACATAGAGTCTTCTTTAAATTTATACTTAACTTCTTTTTGTTCACTATCAATTTTAACTCCTGCAGATTTTAAAACAAATATAGCTAGGGCCTCTATCAAATCTCCAAATGTATTTCTCATTTTATTATTATAAGGTTGTCCATCACCTTTAATACCTTTTGCTTCCATTTGTAGTTGACAGAGTGGCCTACCTATATTCGACATTCTAGGTTCAAAACTATCCCTACGCTTTTCTGAGAACTGTCTACGCAAGGCACTTTTACATGCCTCGCCAAACTCCTCAACTAAATCCTCAGAAATAGCGACAGGATTACTAGATACCTTATCAAGATATATTTTTACTTTATCTAATATTGTATTCATTAAGATGTCAATACTTCCTCTGGAAGTGGATCGTCCATCTCCTCAACAATTTTAGCGTCTTCACCATCTTGATCATTTGGTTTCTTAACTCTAGAATTTTTATAAGCTGCAAGTACTTCATCGTTTTCTTTTTTCACAGCCTGCTGAAACACAGTTAAAGTTTCATTATCTTCTTGTGTAAACTGTAACTCAGTACCAGATTTGGTATCAAGAACAGGAACATAAAAAGTATTACCACCTTTTTTCTGTCTCTCAGTATCAATAGATAACACCTGTTTAAGCATAACCTTACCACTATCTTTTAGTCTTTTGATAGCATTACTTACAGGTAAGAATGCTGTACCAGATACTCTGTACAACGTAGGTAGATTTTCTACCTTGTGCTTTTCACCATTGGCTAACACACCATCAAAACTAACTACACCATACACTAGTCTATAGCATCTGATAGTTCTCTGTATCATTTGCTGATCTGGTGTAAGTGAGTCTCTGTCTTTGTATGGGACTTTACCACAATTAACTCCACCTAACATATCAATTGCTTCATCTTTGTGTGATGAAAATATAACTGATCTGTTAACATATTCACCCTTATCAGTATCGTAGTGCATGTATTGCATACCACTAATAAATGGTCTGAAGTTAACTGGTTTACCATAAGCAACTTTACCTACAGTAGTATCAAACACAGAAAAATAACCTACTGGTATTTGATTACCATCGTCATCTTCTGGGCTTCTATTAATAGATAATCTAGGAATGCCATCACTACTAGATGTACCATCGTCTTGACCTATGGCTTTCATTATTTGCTCATCGGTCATTTGGTTTATATTTATAAGTTCATTGTCTGACATTGAACACCTCCTTGTAAAAATTAATGTATATCATATTTTATAGTAAATGTCAAGTACTATTTTTTATTTTTTTTCTTGTATGGTGGGTATACCAAATCGCATACCCAAAAGAAAATAACTACTGCTAAACAGGCAGATAAAAATATATCTAACATAAGCGTGTCTCCTCATCGGTTTGTATTACTTTGAATCCATCATACTCAGCATACTGCTTCCACGATGAATAATCTTCATGATCTTTATTTAAATAAAGAGTATCATAAGTTCCTTCGTAACTATTTACAAAGGCTTGATACTCATCGTAGACAGTAATGTCTGAATCATCATATTCATCTAAAGTTTCTAATGCCTCAATCATATTAGTTCTCCAAGTTATAGGCTTTTGATTGTTCAAATAAAAAGTATTCGTATCCGTCATGCTCTTTATTTTCATTCATCAACTCTGCGTATGCATCTGCACTACGCTTGTTAATAAACTGTTTTTCAAATATAAATTTATTTGAGTGATTAAACTTACCCATAATTATATATTTTGTAGTTCTATCTTCAGAATTATTTAAACTCATATGGTTATTACCTCCTTCATATCTAACCAGTTATATCCTATTTTTGTCTCTGTGTCAAGTGGAACATTGAAATCTATATTATAATATTCTTTCAATGAATCAATAACACTGCTTGTGCCCTGCTTGAATATTTTACCCATCACACTTTCTTCGCCAGGATAAACATCAGCTACGATAGAATCGTGAACTGTGTTTACGAGTAAACTTTTTACTTTCTGTTCTTTCATTAGATTGTATATATTTATACATGCTAATGGAACAATATCTGCTGTTGCAAAACCTTGCACAGGATAATTTTTTATTTGTGTACCATAACTAGAGCCACCCCAAGGCATACGCTGAGCATATGGAAATGAATACTGTCTACCTGTAGGTATTTGTATACATTTAAATTTGATAGCATGCGTTTGTAATTTATCATGCCATGCTTTGATACCTTTATACTTTTCTAAAAACTTACGATAGTATTTTTTCTCATCTTCAGTACCTGTTACACCACCATACAAAGGTTTAAATGTGTGTGCTTTAGCATCTTGTCTTGATACTCCAATAATATCTGCAGTGTATTGATGTACATCAATATTATTTTTTATATCTTCCATACCCTGTTTATCTTGTGCCATAAACACTGCAGTTCTAAATTCAAGTTGAGAAAAATCTATCTCCAATATTTTACCACTAGCGAATCTTGACTTAACCACTTGCCTAATAGGAAATGTTTTTCCCCTAGGTTGATTCTGAAAATTAGGATCACGACTTGAAAGTCTACCTGTTGCAGTGACTGCCTGCATAAATTTAGGATGTAGCATACCTTGGCTATCTGTATGATCTTTTATGCCAGATATAAAAGTAGATAGATAAGTATCTATAGCATTATATCTTACAATAGCATCTAAAAATTCTCTAAGTTCTCCCTCAGATTCTGCTGAGAGTTTAGATAGAGTTACTTTATCTGTCCTAAATCCAGACTCTGATATATCATATACACTCTTAGGCACTTGATTAAACCCTGCAAGTTTAGCCATCTTGTGATATATAAATCCATCGCCATCACAATCAGAACATTTAGTATAATTTTTATATGGACTACCATCTTTTTTTATTCTTTTAGTTACACCTTTACCATCACAAGGTATACATTTACTTGCACTTGTCTTATACACAGGTGCAGTATTTGCTTTAACTAGTGATCTAAATTGATTCAGTGAAAATTGTGGTCTACGTTTGTTTTTACCTGTTGCTTTATCTACACCAACATTAAATATTTTGGCCCAATTACTTTTATCTAAAGGTTTTTTAGAATAGATTAACCATGATAATTGTTCTGGACTAGATAAATTTATTTCTGTATCACCCATTTTATTATAAACAATTTTACCTATCTTCTGCCTTAGATATTCTTTTTCTGCAGTATACTCTGCATTAACTTTTTCTAATACATTTAAGTCTACATAGATACCATTACGTTCCATGTCGGATAGTACAACTAAAAATTCACCCATCATCTTAGCAGTCTTAATTAAATCTTTATTAGCAGGAAGTTTAAAGTCTGCCATCTGAGACTCAAATAATCTTTTGGTAATTGTTACATCATTTCTACCATACTCCTCGACTAGATCAGCAGGTATATTATCAAAAGATATTCCACGATCCATATATTCTTTTATACGATCATCTTTCATACCTATCTTCCTACGCTGGCAACACATTTGTAATGTCAAAGATTTTCTAACACCTTTATTGAGTATGTATTCACCAATCATAGTATCATATACTTTACCAGTGTATTTAAATCCTGCCTCTAGTAACCACATCAAATCAAATTTAAGATTGTGACCTATTAATAATGTAGTTT